CAAGTTTTTAATAGTTACTTGTTCTCTCTTTATCTATAACTATTTCTTAGTCTTTTATTTTCAACAGTGTTGTATTGTTGATCATAAAACCTTGTTTTGTGTCATATATGTTCGCCAGGATTCTCAATCGGATTAACATCGGAAAGGAAGAAACCTTAGCACCTTATATTGATTCAATACGCCCGAGGACCTATATACAATTAGCAATTAATCGTATCGTCCTATATATCATAAGTTACGTGGTTTATAGGTATGGAATATTATTTGTTTGTTTTAGAATCTTGCGCATGTTGCCGTTATTGCGACGCAATCAAGCGCAAGCTGTCCTCACCAAAGTGCCTCCATCAATGGTCGCACTTAGTTCCTTGTTCATGTCCAACAGATTTGTCACGATTGCGGCAGATGATTGGTCAGGTCGACGTGCAAATGATTTTGCGTCGAGCGAGGACGCACAGCGCAGAGCTATTGATATTCCTGCGCCTAGTCGTACGAGCTTTAGGAATGATTTTTGTGTCAACTTTATTGCGATGGGTGAGAAGCATCCGCACCCGCGTTCAAAGTTGGCGCGTGATCAAGCTTCTTATGGCATTGATTCGTTCATTAAATCCCATGGTTATAAAGTTTATTCTCTATCAAAGGATTCACGACATCATTCAGATGATGGTGAACGTTTCTATTACTCCACGCGTGATCTGAGTCTTGATGTGAGTTGTGATCCAATAACTTGCGATCACATCATTTCTATGATCGATGTGGATTATTATTACGACATGGTCGCTGTTATGTTGCTAGCTCGTCCAATACTTTTATATACCTACGTGCCGAACCATGTGGGCTTTGCCGATTCCGAGGGAGTTTATACTGTTGCTGATGATGTGGTTTCTCATGTTATCAATGGCGGCGGAAATTATAAGCATAAGATTTGGGATTATGCTCATGATTATCTCACGGTTTATGAGGTATTGCCGAATGGTTTGGCGCATATGGTGTTATACGCTGTGGAACAGCTTGAAGTTCGCGGATCAAATGGCCACAGGATTGTTTACTTGTGTCCACAACGCGACTTTATCGGTAGTTCGTTGGTGTTAGCGAAATTGCCACAGACTCCACTGGTCCGGAGGGTTATTACGCGGAATGGTATTAATTATTTATCACATTTTGTTGATGGTGAACTGCATTATAGTTTTTCTGTTTGTGGTGCCACAACATCCGCAACAATGTCTCATCGTTGTTTTATGACTCTCTGGAATCGCTGGCAGGCTAGTGGTAAGCTTAATTTTGCTGATACCGAACGTGTTTTGAAACATGTTGATCCTACGAATGATACTGATATTGCGTGTTATGCCGTTAGATTGCTTACTTCACCTAACTTTGATGTCACCATGCTTGGTATGGCTCCAATTGGGTCGTGTGGTTTGATATCACCAATTTCACCTAGTGCTAAACACTATGTTGTTGGTGATTCTAACACCGATTCTTTTAAGACTTATGCCAATGCTTACTCGCGTTGTATTTTATCAACTGAGAGTGTCTTCCCTGCGGAGTGTTATGATAATGATTTAGCATGCATCGAAGGCCGAATTATCAATGTTAAGAATAGCGTCGTTCCACCTAATAAGTATATTGGATATGCGTCTGAGTTCCTTGATCGTTTAGTTGTTGTCACTGGGATGGGGGTCCCACATGACGTACAAGATGTCATCGATATGCAGGATTTGCCTAATCAACGGCTTCGGAACCAACAGGAGTTTTGGATGCTGGCTATGATGCCGGAATTCATTGTTCGGTCGTTCCAGAAACGTGAAGCATACCCTGCTATCAATGACCCACGCAACATCAGTCGTTGTCCCACCGATCACATTTTGAACCTCTCTGCATTCACTTATGCTTTTAAAGAAAATGTTTTGAAGAATGTGGCTTGGTTTATGCCCTGTCGCGATCCTTTGCAAGTTGCAACAGCTGTCCACGAACTCGCCCGTGCGAATTCATATTTGTGCATGGGTGATTACAGCCGTTTTGACGGGACAATATCTCATTGGTTGCGTGTTCATGTCGAGTTCTCAGCTTATCGTCGCTGGGTTTGTCGAGTATATTTGACTTTATTGAACACCTACTTGGAACAGGAACTTTCCCCGAAAGCAATTACATCACAGGGTTTGTGGTATATGGCGGAGTCTTCCAGACTTAGCGGTAGCCCACTAACCACTGATGGTAATTCAATAATTAACGCTTTCGTCTCATATTGTGTGGGTCGTAATATGGGGCGTCCGCCTGATTTGGCTTGGCGTTATATCGGGTTGATTTATGGTGATGATTCGCTTGCCGTAGCTGATCCGCGTGTTGCTGAGGCGACTGCTGCTGATCTTGGGTTGAAGCTCAAAGTTGAACGTGTTGAGCCAGGTGGTCTTGTCAACTTCCTCGGTCGTGTCTATGTTGATGCATGGACTACTACCAGTAGCATACAAGATCCTAAGCGCACACTTAGTAAATTACATGTTACTTGTGCACCTTTAGCGCTTGTACCATTGGAGGTAGCAGCTGTGGCCAAGGCCACAGGTTACCTTGTCATTGATAGTATAACACCCGTCATATCTGATTATTGTCATTTGATAGTAGCCATTTATGGTGAGGCTGCCGCACGCTGGCAATTGGATACCAATAATATTGATATTCGATCAGCACTCCGGAAAGACGTACCGTACTTCGCTCTGGAGCACCGGCATTCTTGGCCGCAATCTGAAGATGATTTTGATTTATACTTCTTTGCGATGGCTAGGTGTCTAGACATCACTGTCTCCGATGTACATGCTTATGTGTCACAACTTAATCATATAATTTTTGAACCCTGTGCACCTGCTGATAAGCTCAAGATGTTCAACGATTTGCTCCCCATAGACTCGCATAAGCGTACGGTCAAGAACACTAAACCGCGTGTTGTGGTTCAAGTTCAAGACGATGATGGTAATTGGTGTAGAATTGCGCCTGATTTACCGGACGTTGTCCATGACATTGACGATCTAATTGATATTGCTAGTCCCTATGAGGTTCTTATGGCGTTTGATCAATGGTGTGGTGATCGCCCCCCTGATGAGGGGCAACCCATATATGTTGCTAGTGGTGTTTGGTGGACCAAACACTTCTCACTTTCAAGGCCGAGGTTGAATCCTGACGTGCTACGAGCACTTCTAGATGATACCCTAAGAGTGGTACCACCGGTTTCACCGCGCGGTAAGGAGGAAGCTGAATAATTCTTTCTCTGCCACACCGGTTCATGATCGCTTTTGC